AAACTGATTGAAATGAAAAAAATTGAAGATGAAGTAAAAAAAGGAAAAGAAAAGCTGTATGAATTAATGGATGCCGTAGGGCTTAAATCATTCCACACTGACAAAATAATAATAAATAAAATAGCACCAGGTAAAAGAATCTCGATTGACAGTTCCAAACTTAAAAAAGAAGAGCCTGAAATATATGAAAAATATACTAAAACATCTAACATAAAAGGATATGTAAAAATAACAGTCAGAAAAAATTCAGAAGAAAAACAGGACATACAGAGGGAAATACTGGTATCTGAATCACTAAAAAAATTAGGATTATAATAGGAGGACAAATGAGTATATTGCCAAAAAATATAAATAAAGAAATCGATCTTACCCCGAAAATATTTCTGATATGGGGAGAATCAATGAGCGGAAAAACTTATCTGGCTCGACAGTTTCCAAATCCATTAATAATAAATACGGATGGAAATGCAAAAAAAGTAGATACCCCCAGTGTGGAAATAACTAAATTTACAGAATTTATAGAAGTAATAGATGCACTGGAAAAAGAACAGCATGACTATAAAACAGTAATAATAGATTTAGTAGATGATATTGAAATAATGCTTACTAACTACATATGCGAACAATCAAAAGTTGAAGCACTGGCAGATATCGGATTTGGAAAAGGATTTGCTAAATTCAACCAGGTTTGGAAAAACTTAATGATGAAATTATCGCAGATGCCTTATAACATAATATTTATAAGTCATATAATAAATAGTACTGATGACAATGATAATCCGATACAGGTTCCAAGTCTTCCACAAAAACAATTAAATGCTTGTCAGGGAAGATGCGACTTAGTAATTCAGACAAGAAAACTGGGGACAAAATATATTGCAACAGTAACCGCAAAGAGAGACCAATATACTGAAGAAAATATAAAGGATAAACAGATACTACATATATTAAAACCAGTAATGGGATTATTCCCAAGAGGAGCAGTTAAAGGAGTCCCTATTGTGGATGGAGATATTAAGCTTGATAAGGATATCAATAAAGACATAAATAAGGAAACTAATAAAGTAGCTAATAACAGAACAGAATCAAACATGAGTAATAAAACAACAGCAACAGCAACAGCAACAGCAACTACAAATACAAATACAAATACAAATAAAATAACAGGAGGAAATAAATAATGGGAATAATGGACTTATTACAGGAAATAGAATTAGAAGGATATAATGCATCAGAAGATGTAGCCAGTGAATTTGAAAATCTGCCCGATGGTGAATATGAAGGATATATAAGTGATTTTACTTACAGAGTAAATGATAAAGGGACAGAATGGTTCAGTTTTGAAATAACTATACCTACTGAAAATAACAGAAAATACTGGGCAAATTTATTTTTATCAGGGAAAATGGCAAAAGTGAATCTGAAGAAAATGCTGAACTACATATATAAGTTATCTGGAGTAGCAATGGAAAGTATGGATTTTGCGGATCCTGAAGCAGGAGCAGCAATAGCAAAGGAACATGTAAGTGGGGTATTCGTATATTTGACACTTAAAACAAATAAAAATGATTTCCAATCATTCACAATGGAACGTTCGGAAGGAAATTAATAAAAGAATAACTGAATAGAAAACATTAAATAATAAACATAAAGACTATAAAGGGGAGAATAACATGTAATAAATTCTCCCTTTTATAAAAGGAGTAGCAATGGAAAGTATGGATTTTGCGGATAAACAGTTAGCATTTTATGACTTTGAAGTATTTGAACAGGACTGGTTGGTGGTAATAAAAACATCTGCAGGAGTTACATATAAGATACATAACAATATAGAGGAATTAAAGGAAGTAGCAAAGAATATATCATGCTGGGTAGGATTCAACAATTATTTTTATGATGATTATATTTTAGCTGCATTGCTCCTGAATACTAAGAACATAAAAGAAACATCTGATTATATAATCTACGGAGAAAAACTTAAGAAATTAAGAACATTAGTAAATAAATTTCCAACCCTTGATTGCATGCAGGAACTCAATCCTAACAACAGTGTGTCATTAAAGGAAGTTGAAGCCAATCTTCTTGAAAATATACATGAAACCCCTATTGATTTTAAGATAAGAAGAAAACTTACGGAAGATGAAGTGGAAGAAGTGTTCAAATATTGTGAAAATGACGTCATAGCAACAAGTAAATTATTTGAGATACGTAAAGACTACTTTGATTCTAAAATGGACATAGTAAAGCAATTTGGGCTTAATAAAGAAGATGTTAGACTGACAAGGGCGGCACTTGCTGCTAAAGTTTTAAGATGTCGGAAAAAACGGCTTCCTAATGATGAATATAATTTCAGATATGTTCCTGGACTGGATTTGAATAAAATCCCGCAGGAAATAGTAACATTTTATGAAAATATAAGAAATGATTTTTTAGATGGAGCTGATCCGGAAGAATTAAAAACAAGAGGACTATCATTAAAAGTAGCTGGAGTAGACCATGACTATAAATTTGGAGGACTTCATGGAGTAATAAATAATTTACTTTATGAAGGTCCTATACTATGTGTAGATGTAGGTTCATATTATCCCAGTCTTATGATAAATTTTGACTTTATAAGCAGAGCTTCCGAAAGTCCTGAACTATATAAAAATTTATATACTAAAAGAATGGAATATAAGGCAAAAAAAGACCCAAAGCAACAGATATATAAAATACTTCTTAATGCTACATTCGGAGCAAGTAAATTCAAAGGAAACGATTTATATGATCCGGTACAGGTAAATAATATATGCATTAATGGTCAATTGCTTCTGACTGATTTAATAATGGACTTAAAGGATTTAACAGTAGTCATTCAGAGCAATACTGACGGAATATACTTTGCATATGATCCGAAAAATTTAAATGAAATTATCAAAATCTGTAAAGAATGGGAACAGAGATATAATCTTACTCTGGATTATAAATACGCAAACAAAATAATTCAGAGGGATGTCAATTCTTACGCTATCAGATTTGAAGATGGAAAAGTAAAAGCAAAAGGAAGATTTAAATATTTTAAAGGTGGAGAATTTGACAGAAATAATCTGGCAATAATAGACAAGGCAATGACGGACTACTATATCAATGACATCCCAATATCTGAAACTTTAATGAATGAGTACAGAAATAATAATATGAGCCTGTTCCAGCAGATAGCTAAAATGGGAAAGACCTATTCCCAAATTAAGCATGTTGTAAATAATGAATATCAGGATGTACAGAAGATAAACAGGATATTTGCCACTCATGATAAGAAATATGGTGGAATATTTAAAATAAAAAAAGATGAAGAGACTGGAACTGAATCTTATCAGAAAATAGCTAATGCATCAGATAATGTAATAATTCATAACGAAGATCTTGTAACATTTGATAAAGGTAAACTGGATTTAAAATATTATAAAGCACTGATAGAAAAAAATATGTTTAAGGAAAGGAGGGCCTCAAATTGCATGGAACTGGAAACAATAAAGAAACAATCGATAATAACCGGAAAGGAACTGAACAAATTGATAGAGAAACTGAAGAAGGAAGAGAATCAGATGAAACTGTTTTAGAAGTAAATCTTGCAAAGATTCTGAAAACAAAATACATTGAACTGAAAGATAAGAAACCGGCACATTCATTTGATGTATTTGTTGAAGATATATCCACTGTAGAAGATGCCGGAATTATTATACCAAAGGACATAGTTGTTGTGGATTTTGACTCAAATTACAGTATCGCTACAAAAATACTTAACAAATATCCTACACTGGCAATAAAAACAACAAGAGGCATGCATCTATATTATAAAGTTCCTGAATTTATTACTAATAATACTAAAATAGTCACGGCAATCGGAGTAAAAGTAGATTATAAAACAGGTAATAACAAAAAAAAGGCCCTTGCTGTAATTAAACAAAAAGGTGTACTAAGAAAAATTATAAATACAGTAGAGAATAGAAATGAAATCCCAGAACTTCCGTTTGGATTATATCCGCTATTCCGAGAAAAGAATGAGCTTACAGGACTTGCGGAAGGAGATGGAAGAAATAACTGTCTTTATAAACATATTTTGAATATCCTTGAATCAGTAATACAGGAACTTGACAATGTTGCCGAAATAGTGGAGTTCATTAATAATAATGTCTTTGAGGAACCTTTGCTGGAAAAAGAACTGGTTGCAATAATTAAATCAGCTTATGCTAAACATAAGAATAATCAGAATACGGAAAATAAAAATGACTTCTGGAGTAATGGGAAAATTGATGTACATAAACTGGCAGAATATATTACTAAAATACTGGATGTAAAGCTATATAATTCATTTCTGTATTATAAAAAAGGTGAAAAATATAAAATGAATGTAAATGATTCAATTTTCAGGGAAATATACAGAAATAAGGAAATAAGTCTAAAACTGAAAAAATCACAGGACAGTGAACTGAAACATCAGTTAGCAAAAACAGCTGAGGAAATAGATGAAAATCAATATTTTCCAGTACAGTTCAGAAACGGATTTATTCTTGATGCAGGGGAAATAGTATCTATGAGCGGAGTATTTACACCATTTAATCTGGAAGTAGACTATGTGCCTGATGCATATGATGAAAATGTGGATAAATTTATAGACTGGTTTGTAACGGATCATGACACAGGAAAATGTAGAAAAGATTTAAGAATGGTACTTGAAGAACTGTTAGGACATATTTTAATGACTTCAGCATTTCCACATAAAGTATTTTTTCTTGTTGCCAATAGTGGAAGCAATGGTAAAAGTACATTTTTAACTATGCTTAGTAACTTTGTAGGGGAACTTGGGAGTGCATTGGCACTGGAAGAATTCAACAAGCCTGAAAATACTTATACTTTGCTTGGTAAAATAGCCAATCTTGGAGATGATATTGATGCCAATCATATTAAATCTTCCCGGACATTTAAAACTCTTGCTGCAGGAAATAAGATAATGGTAAAAAAATTATATGAAATGCCAATTGCAATGAATAATACCGCTACACTGATATTTTCATGTAATGAAGTACCGAATTTTAAAGATAAGTCAGGAGGAATTAACAGAAGACTGGCAATAATACCGTGTGACAATGTGGTTACAGAAATAGATTTAAAAATAGACCAAAAATTGAGTACTGACAATGCTAAATCATATATTTTAAATCTAGCAATTAAAGGAATGAAAAGAATAGTTGCTAACGGTGGAAAACTTACGGAATCTGAAACTGTAAACAATGTAGTAAAAGATTACATCATTGAAAATGATTCAGTACTGTCATTTCTTGAAGAATTTGAAACAGAAAAAAACAGTATTGAAAATCTTACGACTAAATCAGCATATATGTTTTATGAAGAATTCTGTGAAGACAGTGGACTGAAAGGATATTCCCAAAATAAATTTACAAGAAAGCTTAAAGAACTTGGATTTGATATAGCTGTAAAATTTGTAAAAGGAAAGACACAAAGAGTAATAGTCAAGAAAGATGCAGGGGAGAGTTGATAGAGTGGGTAATGAAGATAGTAAAAATAGTAGAGATAGTAAAAATATTAAAGATAACAATAAACCACAGTTCATACAGATAAAATGTTATAACTGTGGGAAAAAATTACTAGAATTCAGATTAAAAGGTTCCCTGCATCTAAAATTAAAATGTAAAAAATGTAAGAAAATAAATAAGATTAATATTAAATAGTTGTTGGAGGATAATAGTAATGGAAAAAGAAACAGAAACAGTATTAGAAATAGAGTTCCAGCCTGTTTTTGACGAATGGGCTTGGAAAATTACTAAGCAAAATGAAGAAATATTGGAAAGAAATAATTTTAAAGATGAAGAATTGGATGTCGCATCAAGCCATAGTCCTTGTTTTGAAGAATCTTTTCTATTTGTAAAAGGCGTAAGACGATGTTATGATGGAATAATCAACATATGTACATCAGAAGAAAAAACATTGATAGAAGAAAAAGTAAAAGCTATCAATGAAAAATACGGAATTAAAAAACGTTGGAGAGCAAATAAATATGGATACTATTATTTTTTAGGTAATATTTTTGAAATATGTGAATCAACTGAAATGGAATTTGTCGAAGATATTGAAAGATATCGAGATGGTAACTATTTCAGAACAAAAGAAGAGGCTGAAGAATATAGAGATTATATAGTAAAGAAAAGCCTAGAATGGCACGAAATAAGGGGGAGAGAATGAATAGAGAAATAAAGTTTAGAGTATATATTTCAAAATATAAAATATTAGATACACCTGATATTATTAATTTCAATACGCAAGAAGTAAAATACGATTCCGATTATTATAGTTTAGATGATATTGAATTAATGCAATATACAGGAATTAAGGACAAAAACGGAAAAGAAATTTATGAGGGAGATATTGTATTAATACGAATAGATAAAACAAATATTTTGCATAAAACAATTGTAAAATTCAAACACGGTGCATTTATAGCTGATATAATCAGCGATAATGATTATATATATTTGTTCCATTTTGGATTTAACAAAGACGACTTTGAAGTTGTTGGAAACATCTATGAAAACCCTGAACTTTTGGAGGGGAAAAATGATTGAGATATTACATGGAGATGCACTTGAAAAAATAAAATTGTTAAAAGATAAAAGCATAGACTGCATAGTGACATCTCCGCCTTATTGGCGATTAAGAGATTATGAAAATGAAAAACAGCTAGGCCTTGAAGAAACTCCTGAAAAATTTATAAATACTTTATGCAATTTTTTTGACAGTTGCTGGAGAGTGTTGAAAGACACAGGGACATTATTTGTAAATTTATGGGATAGTTATAGTAACAGCAATTCAGTAAGCACAACAGGAAGGCGAGGTTTTTATAAAGGTGATAGGCTGGATATGATTTTAAAAAAAGAAAAATGCATTGCAAGGAAAAAATCATTAGTGGGAATTCCTGCAATGTTTATGCTTGAGATGATAAGAAGAGGCTGGATATTGAGAAATAAAATTATTTGGCATAAATCAAATATAGTCCCTGAATCTGTAAGGGACCGATTTACAAATGATTATGAAGAGGTATTTTTTTTTGTAAAAAATGAAAAATATTACTTTGAAAAGCAGTATGAACCATATGCAGAACGGACTCTTAATGCATTAAAAAATGGAATAATACCTAATAGCCATAAATATCTGGAACAAGAATATATGAAAAATAAACCTAAAAGCAGAATGAGAAATGTAAAAAAAGACTGGCTTACGGTCGTAAGTGAAAAGGGAAGAAATATGAGAACTGTATGGAATATAGGGACAGTAGGGATAAAAGAAGCACATTTTGCAACTTTCCCAGAAGAACTTGTTAGAAGATGTATTCTTGCAGGATGTCCTGAAAATGGAATTGTATTAGATCCGTTTTTAGGAAGTGGAACAACTTTAAAAGTTGCAAAAAAATTAAATAGAAATGGTATAGGGATTGAATTAAATCAGGAATATATACAAATTGCAAAAAAAAGAATTGGAAATGATTTGTTTAACGAGATACAAATAATAACTGATATAAATTAAGGAGGCATAATGGCTAGGAAACTAAAACAAAAAAGACCTGACAGAAAAGAAATAAAAAAGGAAGTTGAAGAAAACTTTGACTTCCACTTGCTTGTATTTTCAGTGTATAAAGCCGCGAGTCTATTCCTTGAAAAATTTCATCTGAAAACACAATTCGGAATTAATCGGCACACTGAAAACAGAATCATTGACACAAAGAACATTAAAATAAAATCTTTAAGTGGTTATCCAATTTTGGAAAATTTTGAAGGCATAGGAACAGTTATAACTCAGATAACTAAATCTATGTTAATGTTACATAATGATACATTAAGAAATAAATACAACCTTGACGGCAGAATTTACACTGATGTATCTTTACACAACGCTTATGATGTTTGTTATTTAAAACATGGATTACCTTATAAACTAAAATGGGCAAGTGATATTGAATGTGAAGACAAGGAAGTTGAGGGAGCTTTAAAGACCTTAGCAGATTCTATAGTCAGATTCAAGGTCATTGAAGATTTAATTTACAGGGATATTGATATAGATATCCCAACTCGGAAATACATAAGAACAATGATTACAAAATTCAATAACAATTTTCTGCCGTACGTAACGGAAATAATTGAAAGTGGAAGTTAAAAATATACAGGAGGAAAAAATAATGAGAACGATATTAATAAATCTGCTGAAGAAAAAGATAATGGATAATATCGAATTGAGGAAAAAATATGAATTAAGAGATCCAACCTATCACATAGCAACAGGTAGAATAGAAGCTTATACTGAAATACTGGAATTACTGAAGGAGGAAAAAGATGGAAGCACTGAAAGAATTTGATATTGAAGAACTGCTGAAAAGACAGGCAATGCTTGACAAAAAATTTGATGAAAAGGAAACAGTAAGGGAAAGAAATCCAATAAGAATCTACATAGCATATTTTACTGAACTGGGGGAACTGGCACAGGAACTCAAGAGCGAATGGAAAAATACAATGAACTATCTAGGGAATAATGTCATGAAGGTAGATCCTGGGAAAATAGATACAGACGGAGAAAATAAAAAATTAAACTAATTAAACAAAGACAATGAAAAACTTAAACTGACTTAAACTGATAAAACTGATATTAATAAGAAAGAAGGAACTGAATATGGATAATGAAACAGTAAATAATATAGAAACAGTAGATAATAATGTAGAAATAGGAAAAAAAATAAAAAAATGGAGAAAATTAAAAGATAACACAGGAACAACTGGCTCGTAAAATCGAAATGAATGTAAAAAGTATTCAACGTTATGAAACAGACACAAATCCTATACCAATAGATGTGCTAAATAGTATTGCAATAGCTTTAAATATCGGTATTGATAAATTGATTTATGAAGAAAATACTCAAAATACATCAGATATAAAACTGACAGATATTGAATATATCTATTATGAAGTCAGAGAAATAAATAGTCTTATGTTAGCATTAGAAGAAGGAATATTTGGAGACAACTGGAAGCCTAAAATGTACATGGACGGATATACTCATGTATGGAATATGGTAGTTAATGTACAGGGAAATCTGGAAAAGTTAGTACATAGACTAGAAAATAAAAATATAGATTAATATTTTAAATTATTCATTGACATTTCAATAACAAAAAGTATATACTTAATAAGTAAAAAAAGAAGGAGGTGGTAATATATGGAAAAATTTAAATTTGTTGATCTTTTTGCAGGAATAGGAGGTATAAGGATAGGATTTGAATCAATTGGAGGAAAGTGTGTATTCACAAGTGAGTGGAATGAATGGTCTAAAAAAACTTATATCGCAAATTTTGGAGATAATGAAAAATTTATTGGAGATATAACAAATTTTCCTGCTGAAGATATTCCTGATCATGATGTTTTATTGGCGGGATTTCCGTGTCAACCATTTTCTATAGCAGGAGTCAGTAAGAAAAATTCACTTGGAAAACCTCATGGATTTGAATGTACTACACAAGGTACATTATTTTTTGATGTAGCAAGAATTATATCCATAAAAAAGCCTAAAGCTTTTATGTTAGAAAATGTTAAAAATTTAGTTTCACATAATAAAGGAAATACTTTTAAAATAATAATGAATACTCTTGAAAATGAGCTAGGATACAAAGTTTATCACAAAGTCATAAATGGTAAATATTGGGTTCCTCAAAATAGAGAAAGAATAATTATAGTTGGATTTAAAGAAGAAAATGATTTTAGTTGGGATAATTTAGCAATAGACAATGAAATACACAAATTGAAAGAAATACTACATCCTGAAAATGGTACAGAAATAGCAGAAGAACCTTATACTAATGGAAAAAATGCCAAAGTACATAAAAAATATATACTTTCAGATAAATTGTGGAAATATCTTCAGGATTATGCTAAAAAACAAAAAGCTAAAGGAAATGGATTTGGATATGGCTTGGTAACTCAAGAAGATGTAGCAAGAACTTTATCTGCAAGATACTATAAAGATGGTTCAGAAATTCTTATTTCTCGAAAAGGAAAAAAGAACCCTAGACGATTAACTCCAAGAGAGTGTGCAAGATTGATGGGATTTGATGACTCATTTAAAATTGTTGTATCAGATACACAAGCATATAAGCAATTTGGAAATTCTGTTGTTGTTCCTTTAATCAAGGAAGTGGCAAAATTAATGGCACCATATATATAGAAATAATTAGGAGGAAAAATGAAACAAGGATATTTGTCACAGTATTTTAAATCAATCGCCGCTAAAGTTTTAAGTAGAGTAGAAATTGATGTAACTAAAAGTAATCAGCATGAAATTAATGGTACTGCTCCATTAAAAAGAATATTTGGTTCAAATAAAAGAAGATTTTCTGCCCAATTTTTATATTTATCTGATAATGATGATGAACCTGTCAAATCAGATGGTTTTTTAACTTGGTATGATGCTAGAGAGCAGCATCCGACAAGAACAGAATATAGAATGTATTTCCCAACTACATTTGTTTCAAATTGTGCTTCTGAAGGGGATATGTTATTTATAGCATTGAAACCAGATGATAGTGTACTAGTAATAATTGCTGAATGCAATTCAACAATAGCTAATCAATTGAGTTGGCTTTTTGGAATAAATAAAGGATATCCAGGATTTTCAATAAGAGAAGAACTTGAAAGTGAACAAGATAGGATAGCTTTTGTTTCTAGAATTATTTTAGAAGAAATAGGAATTGAAATAGAAGATAGAAGTGAAACTTATTTAGAAGAAATGCTATATAAATTTAATTATAATTTTCCTTCTACAAAAGATTTTTCAGATTATGCTAGAAATACTTTAAGAAATATACAATATGATAATATAGATGACATGCTAGTTGGATGGATAGAACGAGAAGAAATATTATTCAGGACTTTAGAAAAATATCTTATTGCTGAAAGATTATCGAATGGATTTCATGGTAATAATTTCACTGATGATTTTGTAAAGTATTCTTTAACTGTTCAAAATAGGAGAAAAAGTAGAGCAGGTTATTCATTGGAAAACCATATAGAAGAACTTTTAAAAATAAATAATATAAGATATGATAGGAATAAAAAAACAGAAAATAATTCAAAACCAGATTTCATATTTCCTAGTATAAAAGAGTATCATAATCCTTTTTTTAATGCATCGGATTTAACAATGCTAGGTGTAAAAAGTACTTGTAAAGATCGTTGGAGACAGATTTTATCAGAAGCAGGAAAGATAAAACATAAACATCTTCTTACTTTAGAACCTGCTATAAGTCAAAATCAAACAGAAGAAATGAAATTTAATTCTGTGCAATTAGTAATTCCTAAAAATATTCTAAATACATACTCAATAGAACAGCAAAAAAATATATGGACGGTTGAAAATTTTTTAAATTTTGTGACAAATAAACAAAATAAGATTAATTATTTTTAAAATATATTCCAAATAAAGAGGTTATCTCAAAAAAAAGAGAGCCTCTTTATCTTTTTAATCTTATTTTAAACCTTACACATTATACATTTGCCTTACACATTTTTTTAACTAAAAGTATTGATTTTACTGAGTTCTTACACTCTTACACATTTTTTCTAAAAACTTTTATATTTTTCTATATATAATAATATATAATATATTTATATATACTTTCTTACTAAAAAAGTATAATAAGTATAAGGTATATGTACTAAAGTAGAATGTATAAGGGTTTGAACACCTTACACTTTTTTTGAAAATGTGTAAGGTTTTAATAGCAAATGTGTAATATTCTTATAAATAAAGGGATTGAAAATTTAAAATGTGTAAGGTTTACCGAAAATACTGGACTGGAGTATATTTGAAGTGTATTGAAGTATATTAAGGAATAAAATCTGGAAATAATTAAGAATAAAAATAATATGCAATTGACAATCACAAGATATTGTGTTATAAATTAATAGTAAGATGTATAATTAATGCATACATATAGATTGAAAAAGTATTTTCCATAATGTTTTTAATGTTTTAGAATGTTATGTTTTGCCAAGTATGCGATGTGGCTTATGTCTGATATAAGTTCACTGGCGAATGTTCAAACAATAGTTTGTTAGAGTCTCACGAAGACCGTTAAGGTATAGCGATGTACCTCAGCGGTCTTTTTTTATTTTTTTAACATTTTAATCTCAAATTAATAATATTAGGTTAAAGAATGTAGGTGATTGATATGACCGTAACAGATTTAATAATGTCAGCTTTCATATGGGCCTTTTTCTTTGTTGTGTTCTTTGTGATACTGCTAAACATTCTAGTAGCTTTACTTAAATCAGTAGGCAAGGATATATTTAACATGAATTTGGATAATGAACAAAGAAAGTTTAATAATCTTGAGAAGCTATCAAAAGAGATAGAAGCAATAGAAAAGAATATTAATGAACGCAGTGACAATTTAAAACTTATGATTGCAGATCTGAGACTGGAGAGATGTAAGAAAGCTTATAGGGCTAGTAAGAAAAAATTGTAATGAAAGAGGTATTGGGTATGAAAAAACGAAAAGAAATCATAAGAAGAATAAGAATAATTAAAAGAATACTAAAAGATGAAAGTAAAGAGTATCGTATCGGCGAGGAAGAATGGTATGAATTGAGAGGAGAACTTAATTCATTGCAATGGATTTTGGGACAAATAAATGAGACTGCAACTGATGAAATTTTGGAATATTCAAAAAAAGTAAAATTAAGATAAAATTAATTTTTAAAAAGGTA